TTGAGGACTTCCTTTGTCCAGTCGTCAGTGTCATCAATATCAATCCCCGTAAAGTCATCATACTTGAAGACAAAATCAGGATTGATCTGCATCGGAAGATTTTTAAACCATGATCCAAGTGCGCTGGCATCACTGCCGTGACCGCTGTACATAATTGGACCAGAAAAACGTGTCGTACCCATGGTACACCTCCTTACAAAGGTTTTGCCCTAGAGTCTTCGTAAGCGTCTGCTGGGTCAGTCGCTAGGGCTAGATTATCCCAGAAAGGAGGGAGAGGGTTGCCCCTCTCCCCAGTTTTCACGCGCCAGGAGAGCCGAACACACAACGTGGGTCGGACCAGCCAAAGCTATAACGCTGGCGGGCCTTAAACCGCACATTTCCGGTGTCAAAGTCACCTTCCATCTTCGTGGACAAGGGCATACGCTCAAAGTGGATGAATCCTCTTGGAGCATCCGTCAAAACGAACCAAGCATCTGTATCCGTCAAGTAGTGGTTAACAACATAACCTTGAGGAAGCATGCCCATGTTCCTCGAGGCGTTGATGTCGTTATCCGCCGTACCCGGACGAAGAGTGGATTCCAACAGGCGATCCGCAACAAATTGAAGTGCTGGCGGAACAATCAGTTTTCCTCCACGAACAGAAACCTTCAGGCCACGCTCATCGACAAAAGCTGCGATGTCAATGAGGGCATTCTCAAGGCTGGTTTCGTTTAGGTCAGCAGCTGTGCTCGGCTCATTACGAAGATCGTTATTGTTCGTAAGAGGATGATCCGTTGCACAAAGCTCCTTGGCATCACCGCCCGTATACGAGCTATCGAAAGCATTGTTCAACGTAGCTGCACCCTTCACCTGTTTGGTGTTGGCCATACTACGCGCCAAGGCCTTCGTATAACGCGAAGCCAGACGGTCGTAGAGATTATCCTCGATTGCCTCTTCCGTGATGGAGAAAGCAAGCGCGATAGTCTCGTGCGTATACCTTGCGGTGTACGCTTCTTGGGCGTCATCAAACGAAACGGCTGTACCTTCAGCCTTCACTGGAGCCGACCCAAAACCGGCCAGCATAACTTCCTCCTCAAATGCTCGTTCTGAGGATTCAGTTTCATAGATCTCAGCTGCTTCGTCATCATACCTAGCATACTCAAGGCCGAAAAGGGCGTTGAGTCCAGGCTCTAGCTCTTTAGCTAGTTGGGCTCTACTAATAGCCATTTTCAGCTCTCCTATACGCCAGTGGTTGAAACAGTACCAGCTGCAATGGACCCAGTCGGGGCATTAAAGCTGTTGTTCAACCGTACAATTGCGCCGATACCGGCAGCCGAGAAATCAGCATTCTCGGGATCGTCTTGCCAACCCATGACACGCATGTTCAGGGTATTGGTAGTAGCAATCGTGCTAATATCCAAGCGACCAAGAGAAACACCAGTTGCGTCGGTGCCAGTAGTAGCCGTAGAGAAGTTTGCGTTTGCAAAGACGGCGGCACGAGCAGTAGCTTTACTCGTCCACGTTGCGTCAGTAGCAATTACAAACAACTGGTTTGGATCATCTGCGACATACGCCTTAACGGGGTGGTTACTATCCGCCCCTGATCCTGGCCAGTAGTTCTTCCATACGGGTTTGCCAGACGTGCTATCCACGTATTCACAACCCATGAAAACGCCAACAAGACTAACCGTACCACCAGCGGCAGCGCCTACAATGCTAATATACCCTGTAGATAGGGGAATAACAGGCGAGCCGTGATAGATCTTGCTAGTATTGCCATTGGCAATCTCATACATCGTGTAATTGGCAACCCCGGTAGAATTTGAGCCTTCCCCTAGCTTACGCAGGGGGCGAAGCCCAAAACTTCCGTTACTGTTTGCCATAATTTATGACTCCTGGCCCTCGTCTTGAGGGCCACCAAAAGTTACACGAGTTTGCCTATCAGGCTTGTTGATAGGCATAGCTGGATGTTGTTCACGAGCTAAGTCGTTATCAACAGCGGTCATTTGATTCTGAGTCATGCCACGATAGTACTCGTTGCGTTCCTCAACAATCTCAGCCGGAACCCTGGCTAATAGAAGGCCACCAACACCAATTATACCCGCATGTTTTCCATCATCGATGGTGGGGATATCAAAGTCGGGGTATTCATCACCGCGCACCAGTTCCCAACCCTCTCGGGAGCGAGCCGATATATTTTTGCGGTCGTCAAAACCCATAACTTCTGCCCGTATCCACCGATGTTTATAGCCTTCCGGTGCGGGAGGTGCGTCCAACATGGACGGTGGTTTCCAAGGTTCTCTGCGCGCTTGTTCAGCACGAGTTTGATTGGTCCTAGGCGTTCTCGTAGACTTTTGGCGAGTTGTGTTCTCAGTAGGCATGATCAATCCCTCACATATTTAGCATATTCTTCAAGAGGCACGTTTAACCTCTTAGCTATGGAAACTTGAGAAGGCGTTAATCGCACAGTTTTCCGTCCACTTCTGTTGCGGGATGCGGAGGCCTCGGCTGACGCAACCTTACGGCTTCCCCCGGTGTTTCTAGACTTTTGATCAAATTTATGCGGAAATTCTGACCTTAGTCTTTTATCAATTTCAGCATAGTATGAATCAGACTGCGGGTCAAACCCTTCATCTTCTACTAACCGTCTATGGATGCCAAAAGCACCATAGGTCATAACCTCATCTTGGCCAAACCAACCATTTTCAGCGGCCCAAGCCTCGGCTTTCGGATCAGGCGTAGGCGCCGCTTCAGGAGGGGGGGCACTCGCTGCCGGAGCAGCTTGAGGAGGGGGCTCTGCTTTCGGGGATTGCGCTCGAGCGGCCCGAAGAGAACCCTTTTCCACGGATAGGTTTGCTAGGGCCTCTTGGGCCTCAACGATCTTGTCAACATCCCCCGTTTCATGAGCTTGTTTCAAAAACTCTTTGGCGGAGTCCATCTGGCTCTTTACTCGAGTCTCAAACTGCTGTTGATAACCCTCGTCAAGCGACCCTATTCGTTGTTTAAGGCTTTCATTTTCCTGACGCACCTTTTCCGCGAAATCGATAGCCGATTGTTTTTGGCGTTCCTCTTCCCGGAAGCGTTTGGTCAAGTTGTTAATGCGGTTTTGAACCCCGGCACTGTATTGCTCTAATTCCTCCGTGGAATCTTCGGATACCTCAACTTTCTCGGGTTCCTCTTGTTCTGAGGACAAATCAACATCAACTGCCTCTTCCTCAGTATCTCCAACATCAATTTTAGATTCTTCCTGCATGGTTCCTCTCCATGGTTGCTCCCTGGTTGCTATACATGCTTGATATCATCGGGCTCTAAAATAGTTGCGATAACCTCATCATCATTGATGATGCGGACTTCACCGCCGCTAATCTTGAAGCGAGCGCCGGCATAACGGCCAATGCACACCCAGTCCCCCTCCTTACACCAAGCCCCTTCTTGGGCGTCATCAAAAGGATTCCCAAACTTATTGCGGTCCTGGTACGCAAGGGGTCCAACCCCCAAGACATACGCAACCACAGTAGCTAAGGCCTCCCTGTCTCGCACAGAATCAGGAATATGAATACCGCCATCAGTGGTGGGTTTCCCCATGTAGGGCATTACCAGAAGACGCCACCCTGTTGGCTGCGGCAACCTTTCTTTCAGGCCCTTAGAAACCAGGGACGGATCGAGAACTTTATCGTCCTGGTTAACATACGCAGAGGATAAGGCAGCTTCACGTTTCTTTTCCTGTGAGTCCAGAATATGGTCTGGCACATAAAGTGTTTTCGTCATTCCTCCTCCGATGATTGCAGGAGATCCTTTATCTCCTGTTCTGCAAATTCCAGGCCCCTAAGTTCTCCAATCAATTGCCGATAAGCCTCCATGTCTTTGGGACTTCCGTGGAGAATAGAGTCCTGAGTAAGGTCTATGCGCCCCTGTATAGCCTTTAATACAGAATACGCAAAGGTTGTTGGGTCAGCCATTAATAAATACCGCTAAAACCTTTCCCACGTAGGGTCCCCCCTCGGGAGAGGTTAACTCGGGGGAGTTTAACTCCCCCGATGGGGCGTTTGGTCCGCTTTCCTGCCGGGAGTCCCGTGGTGGGGATTTCAGGCATCCCTGTTGATACTTTATACCCCGTCTTTGTCCTTTTAACGCTGAAGCCGGCGTCTGGGTTTTGCTTAATATGTTTCAAAGCCTCTTCTTTGGTGGGGAATGTTTTAGGGTACGCCATCCCTAAAAAGAGCCCCTAAAAGTTTTGCCTTTAACAGCACCACCTTCGGAATACTTGACCCCTGATTTGTTATCGTAGCTCATTCCACCTTGCATGTAGCCAAGGTCATCCACGATAACTCCTCCCATATTCATTCCTTCAGGTATGTTCAGAGCCTTTCTAGCGGCAGCTTTCTGTTCAAGAGTTGCTCCTTCCAAGATTGCTTCTGCGTACCCCTTGTCAAACCCTCTTGCTCCAGAAGTTATAACAGCAAGGGCTTCCGTTACATCCGCATTAGTAATTTTTTCCTTTTTTCGGGCCGACGTTCTCCCCGCAGACTGTTCCCCATCAATGTCAGCCATCAGAAAGTCCTCGTTTTCTTGGCCATACCACCATCGTTGCGATTCAGGAAGTCCGCGTCGGATATTGTTCCACCAGACTGCCGAATAGGCGCCCAGCGGTCACCGAAAAGTTCTTCCGCCCGGCGTCGATCCGCGTTGGATACGTTTTTAGAGCCTTCTCCAAGAATCTCTTTAAGCATCATATTCCGGCGTCTCGCCCGGCGTCGATCCGCGTTGGATTTTGTTTTACCAGACTCGAGAAGTTTTTTCCCCCAGCGTCGATCCGCGTTGGATTTTTCGTCCCACGTGCCTTTGAATCCTACCCTCTTCGTTGGCTTAATACCCATCAGAAAGTTCCTTTTCCATCATTGTTGTTGAAATATCGACCTCGAACCTGGAACTCGCTGCCTTGTATTAATTGCTCAGTGCCACGCTCAAGCTTTTCGCGCCCCCATTCAACATGGCCACCTTCTTCATAACCAGCCATGTCATTAATCATTTGGGCGTCTTCCAGAAGACTATCAGCCTTCTCTCCAGCAATATCCATCTGTTCGGACATCTGCTTTACCGTACTATTTTGGTCAGGCATTTTTCTCTCCTAAATGTTTCATGTGAAACATCATGCATTCTTCTTCGCCAAATACGCCTTATAGGCTCGTTTTGCTGCCGCAAGCGTTTTATATAAAGGCCGCCCGGAACTGGAAAAAGTCCAGCCGCCTTTTACTTTCCGAATAGGCATCGATGTTCCCCCTCCTCGGCCCATTAATTGTTTCCCCGTTTGAGCACGGGAGATGGTCATTTAAACCTTACTTTCTCGCTGTGCCTGTTGCTCCATGCGCTCACGATTAACTTCCGCACGAAGTAAGGCAATATCTTCCTGGGAATCGATCTTCTCGCGGACCAAATCCTGACGCTCCTCTTCCTTCTCTTCCTCGAACTCATGCTTGACGGCAAATTCCTCCGCCTTGCGCTGTATGTCAGCGGCCTTGATATCCAATTCCTTGGAGCGAAGCTGCACAAGAGGATCATTTTCGCCCTCTGGCGGTGGCATAAGGGCAGCCATAATCTCTTCAGTGTACTGCGCTATAAGCTCCGCGACCCGTGCCTCCGCATCCACGGGCGGTGGTTGCTGGCCCGCTTGCGCGGCTGCTTGCATAAGTGCTCTCGCTTCCATGTCCACGACACCACGAGCCTGAAGGGCGATGTGCTCGCACAAATGAACCTGGAGAAGAGCGAACACGGGTGGTGAGGAAGCGGGAATGGGCGTCTTCATGAAAATAATGTGGGCCTTCATATGGGCCGAATGATCCTGGCCAGGGAACGCTTGCAAAGACTCCTGAATAATAGCCCTAGAGTTCTCGATAGCTGGATCGGTGGGCTGCGGAGGTTGGGGTTTCGGCAATATACCTTCAATATTATGAACGCCAATAGCCTCATAAATGCGGCGATAAGCCTCGTATAAATTATGCATCTGGGGATTGGATTGAGCCAACTGAAGTTGCGTCTGGGCCAAAGCAAGCCGTTGTGACATGGAGAAGATGTTGGGGTCCGAAACTGGAAGAACATCCACCCGCTCGTCAAAGTCCATTTGCTTAACGGCAGATTCCGCTCCGTACACATTATAGGGGTACATTGGAGGGAGAGATTCGGCGAACACACGAGCTAGCATCCTAAACTCTTGTTTCTGTGCATAATGCAGTCGTTTGTGTATGGCCGACATCACCTTCGATCCGCGCTCAAGAAGAGCAACGGTTGTTCCTACTGCCGCTTGCTGATTGCCGTCTCCCACTTGTAAATCAGCAATAGCGGCGAATCTACGACCCGCGTCAACTACAAAGCCCAAAAGGGCCATCAGGGTTTGGCTTGGTTCTTTGTACGGAAGCGGGAGTATACTTTCTCGTAAAGCCCCACCGGGAACATCAATATCGCGGAACTCACCAGGAGAAAGAGGCTCATCAGCATCACGAATGCGAATACCACGAGCTTTAAACCCAGCAGGAAGATTAGCCAAAGTGCCGGCATCGATCAGTTGCCTCAAAATGGATGTTGCAGATCGACCCAGACCCCCAATCATATGAAGCAGACCAAAGCCATAAAAGCCCAGCCCCGGTAAGAACTTATAATGTGAAAAATACTGGGTTTTCCGGTAGAGCTCGTCGCCCTCGCGCCAGTTTCTGCGAACAGCCAGAATTTTGGAACTACCCTCGTCAATAGTCACGATATAGGGGAGTTTAATGCCTGTCGGAGCACCATCAAGAGGGCTGGTGTGCTCAAAACCCGGAAGATCGAGGTCTGTGTGGACCTCTAGTATGGTACAGTCCTGATCATCAGCGCCAGATTTCTCAATTCCTATCAAACTACGTTCTTTTTCACGTAATTCGTCATCGGCTTCATAGGGCAAGAGATCTATGTCTCGGTAAAAACCGCCGGCCTGGAACTTGCGGACATCATTCGTGTTCATACGAATGACATGCGTGATCCGCGAGGCCGATTGAAGATCCGTCGCATTGTAGGGGACCAATAGATCGTCCGCCGGCACAAAGCGCGAGACCGCACGGTCTAGAATGTCGTCAAAGTAGGTCTTCTTGAAGGCACTTCCGGCCAAGGGGAGATAAAAAAGGAGGCGATCCATTTCTGGGTCGTACTCCTCCATCACATGCGTGATCTGGTAGTTCATGAACTCCTGGACGCGGAGAGCTTGGGCCTCTATGTCGGGAGTGGCCGCACCGACAACCTGGGTGCGGACTGGCCCGGAACTGGGAAGAAGTTCTTTATAGGCTTGTGCCTGGAACTGGGTTACAGCCTCGGCTATTAGCGGATGCGTTACACCACTGGAACCACGGAAGGGTTCCTCTCGGTCCTCGTATTTAATGCCAAGAAGCCCTAGACCATCGGTGTAAGCATCCTCCCATTCTTGGCGTCCGCTCTTGTCGTCCTCGTAGTAACCGAGAAGCTCTGAGGAAATCGACATCAGCGCCCGCTCGTCAATTACCTCCGCTAAATTAGCATCGGGCTCCGTTTGAAGCTCTTGGGAAAGCATCTCCTCAAAATTAAGGGTAACGGAGCCGTCTTCCTCCTCCATAATATCGGTAGGTTCCTCAATTTCCTCTATTTCAATTTCCTCGTCATTCATCAACCCTCCCACGGGCATTCCTTGCGGGGGCAACGCCTCATCGATCAAGGAAATAGGTTCTCGAGCCATTAGTTACTTACCTTCTTGAATTTTTCAAATGTGCGGAGGCCACCAAGCCCAAGCATGCCCATGAGAACGGGCATCATTTGGCCCATATCGAGTAAGGGTAGCGGCACGAGATGACCCGTCTGCGCCAATACAAAAGAGAGTACGGGCTGCACGATGTATGTCCAGGCTAGGGCACTACCGCATGCCCACCCGATAAAGGGGCGCCAACCAGCGACAAAGATAGAGCGATGGGCAGCCTCTTGCTTGGAAACTTCCAATTGTGCAAGATCGATTTTTGCCAAGTGTGCCGATAACTGCGCCTCGATATCGCGCTCGGCCTTTGCCCGTGCTTCCTTATCTTCGGGTAAGAAGCGCCCAACGGCCTCCCCCACGATAGATAAGATACTTGGTAATAGTGCGTGAATCATTTTTAAACACCCAGGCCCTAAGTTAACGGTTTCTCGCAACTATGTCACGCGGAGTCACCCTTGATTGTCTCAAGCATTTCTAGGGGGAAAAACCGCACATCTGTGATACAACCATCTCGGATGATTGCAACCAAAATATCCGTCTCGATATTTTTTCTGGCAACCAAGATTTGCACTGCCTCAAAACCACGAAGTCCTGTCTTACTGGCAAAGCGTTCCCGCTCATCGATGTCTAGAAAGTCAAAAGAAACGGGGTCAGTTTCCTTTTCCTCGATAAAAGCAATCAAATCGGTCACAGGACGACAGGCAACAGAACCCCCCTCGGCATTGTTGAGGGTGAACACTGCCAAAAATACCACCAAAAGCGCACCGATAGCCCAGTTCGCTTTGGAGCTTTTAAAAGAATGCCGAAGCACTAGGGCGCTCCTCTCTCTGGAAAACCCCAGTACTTCGCCACCGATTTGATAGCCTCGGGCGCACCTAGTTTATACCAGCACGCAGACCCGCTAGGCCAAAGCCCGTCAGGATTGTCTGCAACTCGCCCCAAACCGTAGTCCAACCTGATGCATCACCAGTAAGACCGTTGACTAAACCAACCGCAACCATCAATGCCGCGATTATATATGTCTTGCGTCCGCGTAAGATTTCCATCCGTAAGTCCCTTCACAGATTTTTAAGCTCCCCCATACCCCCTATCCATTTCATCGGGGGCTCCTAATAATATTGTCGTACTTGGGGTTGATATATAGGTTCGTCTTCTTCTTCATCGCTGTCAAGACGAACAAAGCCCCCTTTACGGTATCTGATAAGTGCCATTGACATGGAATCGCAGTAATCATCGAAGTCACCGTTAGGAAAAGCGGCACATTCCTCTATTACTTCCTCGGAAAACTTCTTTTCAGGTGCCCAAACCTTACCAGACTCGAATATCGGCGCCACCATATGCATGCGAGTGTGCTTGTCATTACCCCTGGAAGGCGTGTAATTAACCACTGGAATGCCCATTGTCCTCAACTCGTCCGTGAGCGGTGTACCAGTGGCCTTGGCCTCGATCAGTACCATGTCGGGGTCCCAGTAATTATACTCCTCAAGGGCTTTCGACTTCAGCCCGGGGAAATCCCAGCGCCCGCGTTTGGCATCCATCAGTATAATGTTGTCAGGACCCCCTTCTTCAGGGCAAAAAATACCCCAAGTAGTGATTGCCGAGTAATCCGCCGTCTCCTTTTTGGAAAAAGCCGTGTCATAACTCTGCATGATATAGCTAACCGGGGGGGTGTCGTCTCCCTCCCACTTGTTCCACCACTCCTTCTTGATAATCGCGCCTTCTTCGGCAACCGGGTTCTGCTGCCATTGAGCATTCCACTTGCTGAGCGACAAGGACGCCTTGACCCGTAGTAACTCGTCCTTGTTCCAGTACTCGGGCCATAAAACATTGCCACTGGGCAGAATGGCAGGGAACTCCACCACCTCCCACTGATCAGCCATCACATCGGACGCCTGGGACTTGATTAATTTGCCGGTCAAATCCTTCAACGACCAGCGCGTCATCACTACAACGATGGATCCCCCCGGCTGTAGTCTCTGTCGGGGTCCTGACGTATACCACTCGTAAGCATTCTCCATCGCGCTCTCAGAGAGCGCATCCTGTTCCGAATGGGGATCATCGATAATGAGAAGGTCAGCACCGCGACCCGTAATCGCACCTCCCACACCAGCCGCATAATACTCACCGCCTTGCCCCGTTTCCCAGCGGCCAGCAGCCTTAGAGTCTGCCCTAAGATCGACATCGGGAAAAATCTCCTTGTAAACCTCCAAGCCCATTAAATTCCTGACCTTACGGCCAAACCGCACGGCCAGCTCAGCCGTATGGGTGGTCTGAATGATCTTCAACTCTGGGTTCTTGCCAATGAGCCACGCCGGCAGCATGTACGACGCAAACTCCGATTTGGTGTGGCGCGGCGGCATGTTTACAATGATCCGTGAACCGGGCTGCGTGGCCAGCTTCTCAAACTGTTGCGCTACCTGTTTGTGATGCGCTCCCTCGATAAAGCCGTCATACACGTGCTTGACAAACGGCATGAAAGCCACCTGAGCCTCCTCCCGCGCAGACAATATCCGCCGTGCCTGTTCAAGGGCCAGAATCTCACGCATCACCTCGTCAGATGCATTTAGCACGTTTCCACTCCAAATATTCCGCCGCCTCTTGCACGTTGGCAAAGCAAACAATAAAAGCCGTCTCGGAAACCGCCAGCGGGTCGATTACCGCCGTGATGGCCTCGCCATATTTCTGCTGGCCATGGCCCAAACGCTCGCCATACTCGTCCGCCGTCTTGTAGCCCTTGGCGCGAGCCGTCCAGTAAGCCCTGTTGGTCCATTCGTCTTCGTATTGAGCCAAAGCCCAGTAATGACGGTGCCCGGAAATATACAAGTGCGCTTCCTGGGTAAATTTCGCCCGCTTCTGTTGGGCATGAAGCGGATTCCACTGGCTGTGCCCCGGCATGTCATGCGCCGCCCAAACACGAATCGGACGGCCCTCCGGGAACCTAAACTCGATGCGAGCTTGCCAGTCAGAACTCAATGTACCAGGGACCTTGAGCCACTCTATCGGATCCACGTCATTCGGCAGCCACATGTCATGATTGCCCTTGATCAGTAAACACCAGTCCGTCGCGCCCAGTAACCATTGGACCAGTTGCCACGATTGCTGGGCAGAAGTCTCCTGAGAGGCCCACAAGTTCGATAATCGCCCTACCCAGTTGTTGCTCGCATCACCTAACGACGCAGCATACATGCCATCCGTTTTGTTGATAGTATCTAAATCCTCCCGTAAACGCGGCCAATTGCAGCCGTTGTCGTCTACATGAGGGTCCCCCAAGAAGCTTATTGCCAAAGGACCCGGTTTGTGAAAAGTTACCGGTAACCACTCACGCTGCTCCTGAAATTGGCGGCGCTTCTCAAAACGGCGCGTAACATGGTCCAACAAATCGTCAATAGGCATGTCAGGAGATGCGAGCGGCGCAAAAGAATAGTCCTTGGTCCGAGCCCAAGGGAGAACGTACCCCTGTTCCTGGGCCTTTTTCAAACGTCGGTAGTAGGTACGGTAACTGATACCAAGGCTATCCAGAGCTGCCTTGACAATGGTCGGGCTGCTGTGCGACCCCCTATCTTCGTGCTCAGGAGGAATCCACCCCTTTTCATACAGATCCTCAATAGCCTCGACAAGATGTCGAATGTTTTCGTCAAGATCTTCGTGCATGGTTTTTCCCTTGAAAGATCAGATGGCCCTGTATAATGCAACCCCAGCAATAAAGGAATAACGACTTATGGCGGAAATCATACCCCTGGAGCAGCCAGATGAGCCAGAGGAGTACCCCTCGGAGCTTCAATGTCTGAACTGTTCCTCAACATCCTTCCTCATTTTCCCTGATTCCATGATCACTTGCTGTAACTGTGCGGTCGGTATGGAATTGGCAATATACGGGACCCTCTATCTAAAGGAGGCTCCGTCCAATGGCAAATAGCCATAATTATTTGCCCAGGACCCTACTCTACGCCCACTCCCTGAAGGTGCGGGCGGCCCGCCAGGCCGACTACCCTCTTAGTTGGTCCAGCAACCATTGGCATGCGCTCGGAACCTTATTAGTTAGCGAGCCATCTTAATGCCCGACAGACAAAAAAAGGGACACCCACATGGGTGTCCCTAGTTGGGGAGGAACTGGTGCTATAACGCGACGATTTTATGGCTCTCGGAATCCCAGCGATAATTCGGCTCGGCATCGCTAGGCTCTACGCGATATCCTGTCGGGACAAACCACCGATTCAGTAAGTCTTCAGCTTGGTCCCGAGCCTCTTGCTCTGTGGCAAAGCGTAAACCATTGCCAGCAAAATATGAACCATCGCGCTGGCGCTCGGTGAATTGCATCATTGGTCTATATGACATTACTTGTCTCCCTAAATTTACCATGGGTTTTCAATCTCTCTTTAAGTTCTTGTCTTGCTAAGTGTAGCCTATCGTTCTCTTCCTTGGTGTTAAGCCAAGGGTGAAAAGACAAGGCCTTGATCATGTTTTTCAGTTCCCATGATGGCCTACGTTTTAAGTCTATCATTACTTGTCTCCCTAAATTTACCAGACACCCAGCAGCTCAAGCTGCAAACGGTCGCGGTCCATTGCCCTTACATCCACGCCTTCTAATAATTTATCAATGGCATGATAGATTGCACGCTGGCGTTTAGACATAAACATTAGCACGCCAAGGCCTAGCTTGTACGGATTGGCATGACCTATGATTGCTTGCCATGCCGCAGCGCCATCCGTATTAGAACGGGGACACGATGCAAGCAACTGGCCTTTCCGCTTACCGCGAGATACGCAAGCGGCATTGATTGCGGCGATACATATGTCACGCAGTTCCGCGCTTGTTATTTCAGGGTTAGATGTTGTCATTACTTGTCTCCCTATTCGCTTTGAGTCGCAGCTCTGCAGCAAGGCGATCCATCGTTCGCCTTCTAGATATTGCCTCAAGCTCTGCCTTCGCGGCCAGCAGCAGCACCTCAAGATTATTAACTACATCAACAGGGTCATAGCGTGAGTGGCCTTTCTCATCAGTTAGCAGCGCAATTATTCTCCGCACCATTACTGGCGTAGCACTATCGTTTAGAAGCTCTTTGTACGTCGTCATGACTTGTCTCCCTGGGTAAGTTATTGACTGTGAAGATTTTACAGGACGCCGGGCCGCAGCGCAAGGGAAGATGCGGGCTTTGAGAAAAATATTCGAGCGGCAATCGGTAGCCCTTGGCGCATCCAGCTCTTCGTCTACTAACCATACCCAGCTCTAGCCCCAACCATTCGGCGCCGGCGGCTCAACCATTCGGCACCCGGCGCCGGGTGCTCGCGACTATCTACTTA